ACGTTCAAGCAGCACGCGGTTGGTCATGGCGTCTTCGAGCACGATGCGTTGCACCGCGAACCCGATGGCCAGCGTCGGCCGGCTGATTCGGTCCGGGTCGCGGCTGATCCGATCAGCGTCGTACTGGTCACCGTCGTACGCCTTGATGAACAGCTCCGGGTTCGGCAGCCCGTTGGAGTACCGGCCGGACAGGATGCCCATGAAGGTGCCCTCGGGGTCCAGGATCGCGCCGTGGCCGCCGAGCCCGGACAGCGACCGCACCAGGGCCTCAGGCGTGATGTCGTCGGCGAGCTTGATGCGAGGCGGCCGCTTGCGGGTCGCCTCCGCCTTGGCGATCTTGTCCTCGACGCGGTTGGCGAGGCTGGGATTGGAGCCGACCGCGGCGCGCTCCTGCACCAGCGCATCCACCTCGGCATCAACCTGGGCGCTCCAGGCCGCCGCCATCCTCGCCTCGATGTTCGAGATGGTGCCGAACACCGCGCGGCCGACCGGCGACTTCCGCTCGCCGGAGTCAGCCACCGGACACACGTAGATCGACAGAGGCTCCCGCCAGTCGCCGGACCGCCGGATCCACACCCGGTTGCCGGCGACCGCGGACAGCGTCGCGAGCGCGAACAGGGCCGGCATGATCGGGTCGACCTGCTTCGACCCAGCGACCTCCGTCACCAACGCCGCCATGTCTGGGGGAAGGGCGTGGACCGGAAACGGCGGCAGCGTGCCGGCCTCCCCGGGGCGTGTTGGTGTCGGGTACCAGCCGGCGGCGTCCGGCACGGTCGGGTTGTAGGCCGGCGCCGCGACGGGGGTCGTAGGTGCGGCTGGAGCTGCAACCCCCCGCGGGTCAGGTGTGGTGTTTGTCACTTGCGGTGTCGACGGTGGAGGAGAGGAGGCCGGCTGGGGTACAAGCTGCGTCGTTTTCGCGCTCAGCGAAACTGGTGTCCCGAACCCGCTACTCACCAGCGCCTTCGCGACCCGCTTCATGTCGGTGCCGTGGCCGTTGAGCAGGCCCCAGACGTACGGCTTGGTCAACGGTTCCTGCACAGGAAATCCACAGGCTGTGGAAAACACCCACATCCGGTCACGGCCGTCGGTGGAGTGCCCAGTCGTGGCGCTGTGGCGTTCCCCGCGGGCCTTCCCCGGCCGGGTCCAGTACGTGGTCCCGCCGGAGACGTGGTGGATCTGCCAGCCGTGTGGCAGCAGGATCGCCTCCCACGGCATTGCCAGCTCGAAGGCGTCCAGCGGGCTACCCTGGCGAGGACCGGCCGGCGGCGTGGGTGACTGGAGAACCCCCGGAAGAGGCGCTGCCGGCCGGTCCGGCGCGGGGGGCGGCGCCTGGGCCTGGAGACTCACCAGGCATTCCGCCAGATCCTTGATCGAATACGTCGGGCCGTTGTGCTCGATGATGCGGCAGGGTCGCTCCAGGCCAGCCTTCCGGTTGACTGTCCCCGGGATGCGCATCACCCGGGCCAGGTCACCAACGTTGCCGTAGTCCAGGTTGAGCCGGCGCGCAGTGGCCTCCAGGGCCTTCTGCCAGCCCTCTGACAGGGCGGTGGCAGCTTCGAGCGCCTTCGGGTTGCCCGTCATCCGCCACGGCTCGTCGAGCAGCCACCACGGGTACAGGCCGCCACCGGAGTGCACCCACAGCGTGGGCTTGAGCAGGAAGGACTCCTCGACGATGCTGCGTGCGGCGTCCTCGTCCGGTGGCAGCGGATACTGAGTGATCTTGTTCGGATTGAATCCCGGCAGATCCGGGCAGTTCGGTGTGTGCTTGTGGCCAGGACCGGCGATGTCGATGTCCGCCCACAGGCCCGGCAGCGTGGCGGAGAACGCCGCACCGGCCCGTTTCCCGTGGTCGGCCGGAGCATCCGGCACCAGCGTGGTCACCCGCAGGTAGGTGCCCTCCTGGCCGGCGACGTCCCGCTCGATGGCGTACGCCAGGGCCGCGCCCCACACATCATCGGCGAACCGGCGGCCCGTCCAGTCGCCGGTTCCGCACAGGTGGATCAGGCCCTCGCTTCCGCCGTGCAACAGGACCAGCCACTCGCGAATCGCCTCGGGATCAGCCTTCACGGTTTCACGCCACGATCACGCAGGTAGGCCGCGATGTCTTCAGCGTCGGCGCCACGGTGGAACGTGCACTTCGCGCCATCCGGGAGATGTACCTCGAATCGGTAGTCATGATCGAGCGCTGGAGCGACCATGTGTTTCTGGATCTCTTCGAGAAACGCATCACCGAAGGCTTCCCGGAAAGTAGCCACGGTGTCTATGATCTTGATCTCGAACATTGACCAGTCCCGCTTTCCTGCCCGAGGGGTGACGAGGACCCTGGCGCCGTCACGACGCCAGGGTCCTCGCGTGGTACATGATCAGAACGGAGGCTGGTCGGGCTGCCCCGGGACGGGGCCAGTGCCGGCCTGCGCATTGGCGATCATGCCGAGCACGGTGTCCGGCGGTGCCTGCTGGGCCGGCGGAGCAGACTGCGGCGCGCTCCACGCCGCGGGAGCCGAAGGCTCCCGCTGGGCGCCCCACGCCGGAGCCGCGGGAGCGGCCTGCTGCGGCGCGCCCCACGCGGGCAAGGCCGGCGGCGGAGGCTGAGGGGCGCCCCACCCACTGGTCTGGGCGCTCTGCTGTGGCCCAGCCCCCCAGCCGGCCTGCTGCGGCGCCGGCTGGGGGACACCCCAGGTCGGGGGGGCCGGAGGCTGAGGAGCCTGCTGCGGCGCGCCCCAGCCGGGCTGCTGCTGGACCTGCTGGCCGCCCCACGGCGACGGCTGCGGCGGCGACGGAGGACCGGACGGCGGCCCGTACCCGGTCGGCGGCTGGCCGTAGCCGGGCTGCTGCGGGGTCTGGCCGTAGCCCGCGGGCGGCTGGCCGTAGCCGGGCTGCTGCAGGGTCTGGCCGTAGCCCGCGGGCGGCTGGCCGTAGCCCGCGGGCGGCTGGCCGTAGCCGGGCTGCTGGTACCCGGGCTGCTGCTGGTAGTACTGCTGGGCGGGGATGGCGCCCGGCGGCCAGCCGCCGTACTGCGAACCGCCGGACTGCTGGAGCTGGGCCTTCTGGCCGATCATCTCGGGCGGGGTCGGTGCCGAGGGGACGAAACTGTTGCCGACGGAGGCGAACCACGCCTGCGCGATCTCGACGACGCCCGGTTCCTCGGCGATGAACCGCATCTTCTGGGAGACCTGCTGACGCGGGTCCTCCAGGTAGAAGGTGATCAGGCACGGGTCCGGCGAGCCGGCGAACTTCTTCAGGGCACCGATGGCGCGGCCGGAGAACCAGATCTGGTTGCGGTGCACGGTGGACTTCGAGGGGTCCTGTGGCTCGAACTTGACGACGTCGACCTCGATGGCGTCACCGCCCTGTGGCCGGTGCTTGGTGGGTCCGGCGTTCTGGATGTACTGGAGCACCCACACGGCCGCGGGGTACCCCTGGAGATCCATGGGGTTGCAGTATTCGCCGCTCGCTCCGCCGACGTTTGCTCCCCAGTTGGGACTGGTCACTTGCGCTCCTTCATTCGCTGCTGATCAGCTTGTTTCAGTGTCCGGGGCAACCTTTGGCGCATGCCTCGTTCACGCTCCTGGTGAAGAACGGGCACCAGCCGCAGAGTGCTCCCGGGTCGGGAGGCACCTGGGACCAGAAGTCGGCCCCCCCTGATGCCTGTTGGAGGCTCAGTACACCGCGCCCAACGCGGTACACGCGCTCAATGGCCGCCTGGGCTACAGCCGGATCGAAGTCCCATTCGTAGTACCGAGAGTTGCTGAGCAGTCCGCCGCGCTTCACAAACATGAGCGCCACTTTGCGCACCCGGTATCCGAGACGATGGAACCCTAGGCCGTACGTCTGGATCTGTACGAAGTATCCGTAACTCGGGCCCTCCTTGATGAGCTTGGTTTCGGCGGTATCGCCCATTGACTTCCAGTCGACAACCGTGTCGTCGTCAGTGTCGTATGCGTCACTGGTCCCGTGGATGATTGGATCAGCCTGCACACGCTTCTCTGTAATCCAGCGCGGTTTCAGGCCACGTGCCACACGCTCGGCGTTGTTGCGTTCCAGGCAACGCTGAAGCCAGTCGTGGATCGCAGTTCCCTGGATTGAAGGCCACGGGTCACTCGTTCGGTTGACAGCGCGGACGCCGGCCATTCGGTAAGCAAGTCGACGTTCGCACGAACCACCGATCTCGGATGGACCGATAGCCACCTGACCGGAGCGTATCGAGGTGTTGCCGGTGTACCTGATCAGGTCGATCAGTTCCTTGCGCTTCGGGTGCGTCAGGCTCAGGTCGGCAGCAGCTGGCTGGTTAAACTTGAGCTTGGCGTCTTCGCAGTTCGGGTGGACGTCGATGCCTTGCTCCTGGAGTCCCGCGCCGAGCATGGAACCGCAGCTGCGACACAGTTGCGTAGGGCGCGGTGGTATCGGCATCGGTACGGTTGGTCGTATGACGCCCCTGGGATCCTTGTCCTCGCCCGGTGTCGGCTGCATCGCACCTCGCTTCCATCTGGGTGCCACAACCGTAGCACAACCGTGCAGCGGAGGGGTGTTGAGCGGTGATGGGATCGTACTCCCACACGGTAGGATCATGGTGTGATGAGCCAGACACCGCTGCGTAGCCGACGAGGCATGTCGATGAAGGAGCGCGTGTCCCTCCTGACCCCGGCCGACCGGCGCGAGTTCCTGCGTAGACTCCCCCGTTCGGCCGTGAAGGACATCCTCAAGGACGAGTGGTGGTGGACCTCGCGACCCGAGCAGGTGCCACCCCCGGGGGACTGGCTCATCTACCTGGTACTTTCCGGGCGAGGCTGGGGCAAAAGCCGCTCTGGATCTGAATGGATCGTACAGCGGACAGAACTATTTCCAAGGGACTCCTCGGGCGCACCTACCGAAAGGCTCATTATTGCCGAAACGATTGCTGACGCCCGGAATATCTGCGTTGGCGGTCCATCGGGAGTGCTTCGAGTCCTCAATCGTAGGCAGATTCCCTATCGGTACATCAAGAGCCCAAAGCCCCAGATTCAATTCCTGGAAACTGGATGCCTGATCCACGTTGAAGGCGCCGACGACGCCGACGTTGGCCGCGGGCACAATGGCGCCGACGCTTGGTTGGACGAGCTGGCCAAGTGGCCAGATCCGCGGGGAAGCTGGATCGAAGGCATCATGCCCTCGCTGCGTGCTGACCTTCCCGGAGACCACCCGCGAGCGTTCGTCACCACCACTCCGAAGCCGCTCGCACTGCTGCGGGAATGGGTAAGCCGCACCGATGGATCTGTCATCACCGTTCGAGGATCGACATTCGACAACCGGCTTAACCTATCCCCGCATATTCTCAAGGCCCTGCGCGAAACGTACGAAGGAACCACCATCGGCCAGCAGGAGCTGGAGGGGGTTCTGCTCGATTCCGCCGTGGGCAAGGTGTTCAGCCAGGTCGACATCAACACCGCCAGAATCTCGAACGACGAGCTTCCGCACATCCCGGTCATTGTTGTCGGAGTTGACCCCGGCGGCACGGGCGAGGAAGACGAGACCGGAATCGTCGTCGTCGGGCGCGACGGCAGGTTCGACCAGTACGTGCTTGACGACCAGACCATTCTTGGTGTCGGGCGCGAGGCTGCGCTGCACTGCTGGAGGGTGGTGGCGCAGTACGGGGCGCAGCGCCTGATCGTGGAAAACACGCTCGGGAAGAGCTGGGTTACCGAGTCGTTCACCTCTGCGTATATGGAGTTGTGTGAAGAGGGACTATTCCCGAAGAACAGCAGGCCGCCGATCGATACTATCGACTCCAAACTATCCAAGAAGACGCGCGCCGAACCGGTGGGCATGCGATGCGAGCAGCATCGTATTCACTTCGTCGGTTACCACTCGAAGCTGGAGAACCAGTGCGTGGAATTCGATCCAGCCGATCGGGACTCTCCGGACAGGCTCGACGCCTTTGTGTCTGCCAGCAGGTGGCTCATGAAGCAGGAGCCCAGGCGAGCCACCGTGGTCACCCCGGTCTCCCGCAAGGAGCAGGCCACGGCCTCGGTCGCGGCCGGAGGAATCACCACGGCGCAGGACCTGGACACCATTCTCGCGAGCTGGTGACAAGCTACGATCATCACCATGTCGGATGCTCTGCTGCTCGTGGTCCTGGCCCTCGGGGCAGCCCGGCTGACGCGCCTGGTCAACGATGACGAGATCTTCGCGCCGGTGCGCCGCCGGTCGGTGCGTCGATGGGGTGAGGATGGTGCGATCCCGTACCTACTGCACTGCCGCTGGTGCGCCGGCCTGTGGGTGTCGTTGCTGCTGTGCGCGGCGGCCTGGCTGCTGGGCCAGTGCAGCCTGCCCGTGGCAGCCCTGTTCGTGCCGGCCGTGGCATACGCGGCACAGCTGATCCGCTCGATGATCGAGGAGTGACGCGTGGCCGCAGCACCTACCGCTGAGCGGCGCCGTGGCCGGCGGCCGGCGCTGGCCGCCGGGCCCGAGCCGGCCGCTTCCACCGACCTGGCCATGCTGCCGCCCATCCGGCGTGGCATCGGCGGCAACTCGATCATCGCCTCCGCGGCGCAGGTTCCACTGGAAAACCTGGGATGGGACAAGCCAAAGGCCACCCAGGCGTGGCAGCGCGAACTGTGGCGGCTGCTGGACATCATCGGAGAGCTGCGCTACGCCCAGGGCTGGATCGCCAGCCACTTCTCCCGGGCCGTGCTGCGGATGCACGACGTGGGCGAGGACGGCGAGATCGCCGGGGAGACCAAGAACGAGGCGGCCCGCAAGATCGCTGCGTCCGTACTGGGCCGGCCGGCAGAGCGCCGTGAGACCATGCGGATGGCCGCCGGCAACCTGTGGCTGGCCGGCGAGGTCTACGTCGGTGCGCTGTCGGGTACCGGCCCGCGGGGGCGCGACGAGTGGTTCGCCGTGTCTACCGACGACATCCAGCGCGACTCCGGCACCGGCCAGGCGTACGTCGACCTCGGCGACGGCAAGCGGTACCTGCGGCCGGGCAGGGACATGCTCATGCGGTGCTGGACGCCGCACTTCCGCAAGGCGGCCGAGGCCGACTCCGCGGCTCGCAGCGTGCGCATCGTCCTGCGCGAGCTGGAGAAGCTGACCCTGTTCATCTTCGCCCAGATCGACTCGCGGCTGGCCTCCGGCGGGGTGTTCATCGTGCCCGCCGGCATGTCCACCACCGACGGCACCACCACGACCAGCACGCCGCAAGACCTCATGGCCAGCTTCGTCGAGACCGCGGCCGAAGCCCTCAAGGGGGAGGGCACCGCGGCGGCCATCGTGCCCATCGTCATGGAGGTGCCGCCGGATGCGCTGGGCAAGCTCCAGCACATCACCTGGTCGTCCAACCTCTCGGAGCAGGCCCTGAAGCTGCGCGAGGAGGCTTCCGCCCGGCTCGCGCGCAACCTCGACATCCCATTCGAGGAAATGCAGGGTGTCGGGGACACCACCAACCACTGGTCGAGCTTCCAGATCGGGCCCGACGGGATCAAGAAGCACATCGAGCCCCTGCTGGCCCGGTTCTGTCTCGCGCTCCAGCGCGGGTGGGTCGACACGGCGCTGGCCGCCGCCGGCCTGGACCCGGACAAGTTCCACATCTGGTACGACACGACTCCGCTGATCGTGCGTCCCCAGCAGTTCCAGGAGGCCCTGGAGCTGTGGCGCGAGGGCCGCCTCAGCGCCCGCGCGCTGCTGGAGGCCGCCGGCTTCTACCCCGACCAGGACGCGCCCACGCCCGACGAGGACGTGCAGCGCTACCTGCGCGAGCTGGTGCTGCGCGACCCGCAGCTGTTCAACCAGGCCAGCGTGCGCAAGCTGCTCGGGATCACCGACGAGATGCTGCCGCCGTCCCAGGTGCAGCAGATCGACGCCGGCGCCGGACCGGGTGGACAGCCCAAGCAGCTCCTGACCGACTCCGGCACGCCCCCGCCCCCGCCCCCCGCGCCCGAGAAGGTGCCCTCGAAGCCGGTCGCCGGCCGGGTGCCGCAGTCCCGGGACCGGGCGAGCGAGGGACGCGGCGGCCAGAAGGCGGTGGCGGCGTCGGCCGGGCCGGACACAGCCTCCCCGGTGATCGTGTCGATCCTGGCCGGCACGGCGAGCCTGCGCGCCCTGGAGCTGGCCGGTGGCCGGCTGCTCGACCACTCCACCCGCGGGCGCCTCAAGGACGTACCGCGATACGAGCTGCACACCCATATCCCCGTGTCGCGCGACACGCACGACCTGGACAAGCTCCTGGCCGGGGGCGTGGAAGCGCTGCCCGTCATCGCCGCGCTGTGCGGCATGACCCCGGAGTGGGCCGGTCAGCTCGCGCGGGTGCTGCACGACAACTGCGTGAACACGCTGCTGTCTGGCGAGCCATACAACCACGAACGCACCATCTCGGCGCTTCAGGTAGCGGGACTGATCAATGGCCTCGACTGAGAAGCTGATCGCCGCGGTCCTGGCCAGCTTCATCAGCGAGCTGGTCGGCAAGGTGCTGGCTGCGCTCGGGCTGCTCGCGGCCGCCCGGACACCCGCCGGACCGATCCAGGTCACCCTGGCCTGGCAGGTCGAGATCTGGGTCGAGGTGACCATCCCCGGCCTGGTCAAGAAGACCGGCCTCAGCCTGGAGGCCGAGACGACGCTGCGGTCTGCGCTCGGGCAGCTCGTCAACGACCTGGACCAGGTCGTTGCGGCCGGCGGCACCGCGGCGGACGTGCGCCGGACCGCGGTGGCGTTCCGGGACCGGTGGACCGGGTGGGCGCGCCGGGTGGCCACGACCGAATCGACCCGCATTGCCGCCGAGGCTGTGCTGTCGTCGCCGGCCGCCCGGGTGCCGGGCGCCAAAATCGAGTGGCTGACCAGCCACGATGCCAAGGTTCGGGCCACGCACCGGGCCGTGGACGGCGACCGGGTGCCGGTCGGTGGCTCGTTCGCAGTCGGGGGCTTTCCGATGCGGTACCCGTGCGACCCGCTCGGGCCGCCGGAAGAGATCGTAAACTGCCGGTGCGGCATCAAGATCGTAGGACCAGGAGGACGGACATGACCGCTCCCGTTGCAGCCCCCGTGGCTCCGGCGCCCGAGATGCCCGACTGGATGAAGCCGTGGGGTACGCCCGTGCTGCCCTTCGACGTCTTCACCGGCGACCGCCGGTGGTTCTCGCCCGGCACAGTCTCCAGCCGCGCCGTGCCGTTCCCCCTGCTGC